ACAAACATTTTTTAGAGCAAGCACTACGGTTCTTTCAGGAGCTTCGGGCGCTTCGGTTGAAGGAATACCAAGAGGCGCAGCATTTCCAAGGGCAACACCAACGACAGAGGAAGTTAATTCTTATATTGTGAAGTATGGTCTTGAGGACTTTATCACTTTTGAGGATGTTATGAGTTCTGAGATTGACCAGGTGAAGCAGATTATATTCAAACTAACACAGGCTACGGTAAGCGCAGTAGACGGAAGGATTTACAACACACTATCAGAGAACGGAACTCCTGCTAACATCCAAGAAATAGTTATTACAGGTGGACAGACATGGGACGCTTCAAGTGCGGCAATAATCGACAACCTAATGAACGCAAAGCAGTTAATCGGAGAGAAGAATTACAACTCTGCCGGACTTATGTGTTTCCTAACAGACGAGGCTCATAGATATGTTGTAAGTTACTTAGCAGAAAAAGGGGCACAATTCCCAAGCGTAGGTAATGAAATGGCTAAGAATGGAAGGATAGGAAAATTGGCAGGTATTCAGTTGGTAGTCTCAAATAACGTAACATCGTCTCAGGCGTTAGTTGTTGTGCCGAAGGTATGTGGAGCATGGAGAGAATCTGTAAGTCTAAGAAGTGATCTAAAGAAAGACGCATTTAAGGGAACTAGGATTAGGGTTGTAGAAATGGGCGTTGCACAACTGACAGACCCGGACGCAGTAGTTCTTATTCATTCTATTTTGTAGTTTTTGTATCGAAACCAGTATCACCCTGTTCAGTAAGGCGATACCGATTTCTAGGAAGTTTTAAGTAGTATCTATTATTGGGGAGTATATGGGTGGATGGACAGGAATTGGGAAGGATAGGATTAATTGGGACGGACAGATTGAGCAGAAAGAACTAACACCGATTAAGGAGAACGATCTAGTTAATAAAAAGTATGTTGATGATAATGATTTTTGGCTTCGGGATGCTAACGGACTATACCCCAAGACTTTAACGGATGACGTGGGAATTGGAACAGCAACACCAAGCGACCCTCTACATATTTACAGAACTTCGGGCAACGCGAGTTTTAAATTAGAGACAATAGACAAAGCCCAATCAAAATTTATTTTAAGAAATCTAAGAACCGATGACGTAACGCAAGTTTGGAGTTTTACTTCTGGAACTACGGGGGACTTCACGTTTGCTAATAGCACAGACGCAACAAACCCATTCCAAATAAAAGCCTTAGCACCAACAACAGCATTACTAATAGGCAGTGCGGAAACTGTTTTTAATGAGGGGGGAGCAGACCAAGACTTCAGAGTTGAGAGTGATGTGGGGGCACACGGGATATTTATGAATGGGGCAAATGGGAAGGTGGGACTTAATGAAAACAACCCACAATATAATTTACACATGACTTCCGATACAGGAATAGCAGAATGTAGGATAGAGAGTGGAGGCGCTTCTTCTACGAGGGTTTTATTAAAGAATAGTGTTAGGACGTGGAACTTTGCAGTAGATAGCTCGGGAAGTTTTGCAGTCCAAGACACGACAGGGGGCTCAGTCTCTCCGTTTAAATGTTTGGCAGGAGCACCAGGTAACGCCCTAAAAATTTCTACTAACCAAGTGATAATTAATGACGGAAGAGCAGACATAGACCTTAGGGTTGAGGGAGATACGCTTAATAATTTATTACATACAAACGCAGGACTGGATAGAGTTGGGATTAACACAGCATCGCCAGACACAAGGCTCCAAGTCGTAGGAGATTTTAAGACAGGAGACGACAACACAAATTATGCGAAGTTTGACACCGATGGGGAACTAACTTTAACGGGAACAGCGAGGGTGAAGAAGACCAAAACATTTACATTTAATTACGCTCAGATAACAGGAAAAGGAAAGCCAACGTTAGTAAGTAGAGGGGTTTTCTTTGGGTGGAGCTTGCCAATATTCGACAGCGACGACGAAGAGTTATATTCTTGTTCTTGTGCCCCTGCGGATTGGGATGGAGTGAGTGACCCAGTCTTTAGTGTTGCTGGGTGGTTGGATACGGCGAACACTGATAAAAAATTTAATATTCAATGCTCGGTAGAAACTTATGATCCTGTAACAAATGAGGTTGTGCCAATCACGGTGAATAGCACTGCGGTAGAAACAGACACGGGCACGGCGGCGCAATATACTTCCTTCTTTGTTTCTTTTACTTTGGATGCTTCGGCTATTGGATTCACGGCAGGAAAGCCAATCGGAATTAGGATAAGAAGACTAGACGCATCGACCAATGAAATTGCTGGAGAGTTTGTTGTTGAGGGTGCAGTGGTGGAGTATGTTTCTAATAAATTAGGGGAGGCAACATAATGACAGAATCAATAAACAGCGACGGTAAACTGATTGTTACTAAAGAAGTTGAGGAAGAAGTTTGTAAAGAAGATTTAGAAAGTTCTTTGACGATCATGGAAGCAAGAGTTACGGAAATTAAGAGGCAATTAGCCCTTTTCAAAGAGTAACGACAAGTATATAAAGGCTCCCGCCCTCTCTATATTATGAATAGAGAAGAATTAGCAGAAAAGATTTCTTTCTTAACGGGACAGAAACCGGAGGATTTAGAATGAATGTTTTTGAGCACTTGTTGATTATAGTAGCATTCGTAGTTATAGTATTTCTATTTGGCTTATGTGTTGGGAGTGTTTTATGAATGAAAAGGATTATTTTTGGTGTGATCAAACCAAAGCAGATTTCAAATTATTACAAGGAGGTGAAGGAATGGAAATGATACTACAAATCAAATCAGTGAAGTTTACCGATACTGAGAAAGTTAATATCCAAACGAATCAGGGATTCATGTCTGCGTGGAATAAGGAACTCGGGGAAGAGTTACAGCGACGCGTTGGACAGAATGTAAACTGTGAAGTCAAGGAAGCCGGGAAGTACAAAAACATTCGGGGAATAGTCGGATGGGTCGAAGGACAGACTGCCCCTATTACAGAATCGGAGAAGATCGTTAATACAGAGAAACCTGTTATCATAGATGATAATATAGTTGATGGTGCGAGAGTTGGCGTAATCTTGAAGGTTGCGGGTTCGATGGTTGCCGGCTCAGGCAGTGGAGACTTTGCTGATAGATGCTTACGTTGTGCGGAACAGGCTATCTTGATGGAGAAGAAGATTCGGGAGGGCTTATGAAACAAGAGAACAAGCCAATAATATGTCCACATTGCAAAAAAGAAGTCGGGTTGAATATCGGGTTTTCTTTGTATGAAATAGAAGAGCTGAAACTAGAGCTTAAAGCTTAACGACAAAACAACTTATTATTTTATTTTTTAATGCACACGTAGATTGAGAATTAAGGCACTCAATCGGGGAGCCGCCTTAGGCAAGTTCGGGTTCGAATCCCGCCGTGTGCTTTGGGCGTGGGATGGGTATCTATTTTTTTTGGCGAAAAAACAAGCGCACCCTAAGCCTATGGACACCGGGAAAGACTGGGATGTGGGTATGTTTCTTAAATGCAAACTGTGACGCCCACATTTTATAATCATGGCAGAAGGAACAAGGGGCGGAAAGCTTCGGGATATGCAATGGGATCGGGGAGTTAGGGAGACCGCTAGACATAGGGAGATAATCCGAAGGTTCAGGCGGGAGAAGAAGATGATGGCGATAAGGGGGTGGAAATGATGGGAGTACTTTTATGTCCGAAATGTAAAAGAGTAACCGGGAGATTTGAAGGAGTGGGGCAGAAGTGGAAAGGTTGTGATGGTTGTATTAATAAAGGTCTTGATAAAACTGCGAATGAACTTACTGGGATTAATATTTCAGAACAAGAAGATAGAGTAAAAAGAGAGATGGGGAAATATTGGTGGGATTTGAATAACTAGAAGAGATTAAGTATTGTGACAAGTGCGGGCATAAGCTAGAGTAAGGCACCTGTTGCTCACGCCGCAAACTAGTTAAGCCAGCTCTGCGTTGGCTGAGTAAGACATCAGCCAATTCTCAAGAGTTCGCACAATCCAGCTTAGGGGGCGTTCGCAAGCCCATACAGCCATTCTAAGCAACGATAAGCCTTTAGGGCTAGCTTCCCAGCTAGCCATATATCAGCCTATCATCCAGCTCAGCAGGCATTGCTGAGCGGGCTAGGCACAGCTAAGCCATAAGAAGACTCGCTATCGCTCACTATCTTAAGCCTTAGGGCTTGCAGCCGGCTAAGCTGTGCACGCTACGCTTACCTCAGCCACTGCCGAGCCTAACCTATTCCATAGGGCTCGCCCAAATCGCATTAGTATATGTATCTTATTATGCGATTATTAGGTTTCGTTGAGTTTTTTTCGTTGCAGGACTCCAGGGAAAATAATAATAGTTAATTATCCTACAAAAATTATAAAAAGAGTTAATTGTGCTACACCCCCTTGCTTCCTATGGAACTCTAACCTAGGTAACTAGACTATACATAACTATATAAGTAAGTAATATGTAAGTAAGTATATGAAAGTAAACAGAACATGGTGTATTGATGAGAGTTTTATTCCTTTACTGAGGGAAACCAACGCATCAGAGTTAGTTAATAGACTATTATCAGAACATTTCAGTGCAGAAAACAGTGATAATTTACCAAAAATACGTCTAAAAACACGCGAATTAATGCAAGAAAGGGCTGTTTTTAGCAAAAAAATCAAGCATTTAAAGACAAAAGCGATCAAAATTCAGACGAAGCTAGACAAGGACAAGCAAAAAGATAAGACACAGGCGCAACAAGCGAAGAGAAGATTAGCAGTTGAGGAGCATAAGCGGAAGTATGAGAATGAAGAAATCACTGAAGATGAATATTGGGAGTTCTTCGAATGAAAGAGAAAACAATTTCGGAATTTGATAGAAGTGAGAACACAAGGAAGATGGAAGCTTGGGCTAAAGAGAACCCATTCACAGCTATGATGCTTTTCGGAGATGAGACGTTTGAAGAGAAGGTAGCATACGCGGAAAAGAAGTTCAGTAACTGAGCGCGGGAGCAAAGATTTAAATACTAACTAATCTTAGATTACTTATGACAAAACAAGAAGAGAGAAGAAGGGAAAGGATTGAAGAAGTTAGGGATTACCTCAGGAAGAACAAAGACAAAAAGAAGGTTATCTTTCATTTCTGTTTGAAATGGGGAGCTTCGACCTTTATCGTGAGAGAATACATTAAGATTGCTGAGATGGGGTTATGAAGGATCATAAAAAAGTAGCTATGGGAAAGAAGTCCCGGAAGGATGGCGCGGCATTTGAGTTGAAGGTTAGGAAATGGTTAGAGGAAAATGGATTCTTTGTGGACCGGTGGACTAATAACGTTCGGGATGGGGAGATTAGACCGGCCAGGGGTAATAGATTTGGGAGTAGAACGTTAGGATTTCCGGATTTTGTGGCATTTGACCTCGAAGGCTTTTTAATATTAGTAGAATGTAAAACAAACGGGATATTATCTAAAGATGAAAAA